TCACGATGAACCGCCGGTGCAGGCGATCATCGTCTCCGCCAAGATGCGGGCGCGACGCACGTGCTCGGGATTTGTGGGATCGAGCCGCTCCGTCGTGGCACTCATCAGAAGGCCGCCGTCGGGCGCGCGCTCGGTCAGGATATCGCGTGCGAGCGTGATGCCCGCGGCGAGTTCCTCCGAAAGGTAGACAATCCAAGGAACGTGAAAGATCGATTCTGGAAATGTCGGATCAAGCGGAACTTTAGGAAGGCTGTCTATTCTGAACGCAGGAACGCCAGAGCCAAAATCCATTGGAACCGAAACGTAGTCAGTCCTGAATGCCTGCGCGCATGTCCACTGCGCATGCCACACTGCATTGATCGCCAGCAGCGCGGCCTTGAACAGCGGGTAGATCACAATCGACAAATCGGTGTCGTCTTCGCCAAACGAAAGCTTAAAGCGCTGATCGCGGGTCGATGCTACAAACGACACATGACGAGAACCTCTCGCCCCGGCCACAGCGAATACGTTATGCCCATATTCCGGACAGGGCTCGTTGAAGTCGTCAATGTAGACGCCGCTTTCAACAATTTCCACGATGCGTTCACGCCCGGCCGTGAGCGGCACAAATTCGGATCTGTGCTCTTCGGGGATCTGCCAAGTTCCGGTAAATTGCCAGCCGGTAAACAGCGGATCGATGCCGCTCAGTGCGTCGAGCGTCTGCAAAAACTTCGCCCCGATGACGGCAGGTTTTTCATCTGCCGGCCCGAGCCAACTGCCCCGCACGGAATATTGATAGTTTATCGACGTCGTCATCGTCCGCTCCTGATCCAGGGAACATATGCGACTGTAATCTGCTTGAGCCCGTTCTTGTCAAAATGATCGCGAGCAAATAGCGCAGCTTCCTCTTCGGCGAAAATCCAAATCACCGGCTGTCCTGCGCTTGCCGCCAATTGCCGAGTAGCTTGGCGGACGAATTTCGACACCATAATATCGGGAAGGTCATTTGTAAGCTTCGCAAGACCCTCGCCTTTGATTTCAAACAATATGCCATTCGTCCACTTGCAATCGTCGTAGCTGACCGGCTCGCCGCCCCGAGGGTTCGGCATGTAATAGACAAAACCGGTTGGCGTCGGTCCAGCGGGGGGAGGATTGATCAGCAGCTTGACGAAATCTTCGTACTGTCGGGACCTGTTTTCCTCGTACGGCTTGCCTTGGTCACTGCCAGCCACATCCGGCGCTGAGGCGGGACAGAGCCTCGGCCCGTTCGTTTTCACCAAATCGGGCAACACGGCAAGAGTATCAATAGCGACCCGATTTCCGCCAATGACATGTCCCACTACCTGCCCGTCGTCATCGCCGCCGCGCGTGTTCCGGGAGATCGGGATCGAGCCGTTCCTCGGTCGCGATCATCAGAAGCCCACCGTCAGATGTACGCTCAGTCTGGATTTCCGGCGGCGGTTCGATACCGGAGGCAAGCGACGCTGAAAGATAGGTGATCCAGGGGATGTGAAAGATGGATCGCGGAAAGGTGGGATCGGCCGGAATCATCGGGCCGCTTTCCAGGCTGTAACCTCTACCTGTTGGGCTGGGTATCTCCACCGTATTGGATCGAAATGCCTGCGCGCACGCCCAGGGCGAGGGCCATATCGAGTGGATCAAAAGGAGAGCAGCCTTGAACAGCGGAAACGTCACAATCACCGGATCGGGAAACACTTTCCAATCGCCCGTCTTCAGCCACAAAGTGTTATCTCCCATTCCAATCCACAATCTCATCCGGCGCGATCTCGCGGCGAACGTCGTATGGGCTGCGGCAATATAGCCGTCCTTGGGCTGCGGGAGACCGTATTCATCACGTTGGACGTTATGGCCGATGATCTCGGCAATGCGCGACCGGGCAACGGCCAGCGGATACCCCTTCATGGCGGGTAGATCGCCGACCTCCCAATCAGGAAAGATATTCGCATCGAGTTCAGTTAGCGCGTCGAGCGTTGCTAGAAATTTTGCGCCCAGCCAATCGGAGCCCGCGGGGCGATCCGCAAGTGGCAAACGAATCGAATAATTGAAGGCTAATGCGTTCAATCCTTTCTCCCGGGCCAAGACTCAAATTTGACTCCCGGGCCAAGGCTCAAATTTGACTTCGATGTTCAGACCTGCGTCACCGAAAATCTTTTTAGCATAATCCGCTACGGCCTTTTGTGAAAAGTACCAGCGGAGGGGTCGACCTCCGGCCTGCCGAACTCTCTCGAGTCGCCCCAAATTTTGCGCGTAATTCCGCGTTGGGCGCGAGGCACAAAGTTCTAAACGTTTCCAAGAGCCCCAGCCACACGTACCGCCTTCGGTCGCTCAGTCAGCGAACTCAATTACTTTCCCGAACTGCCACCACCGGATCCATCCCAGACTCCCTCACCGCCTCAGCGCTCGCCGGTGACGCCAGATATTCGATCAGCGCTTTCGCCGCCGCCGGCTCCATGGCGCCTGCCGCAATCCCCGCGGCATAAACCGTCGGTCTTTGCACCTCGCGCGGAATAGGCCCGACGATCTCGATCCCCGGCACCGGCCGCAGCGCGCTCAGCGGCTGAAAGCCGATCTCGGCTTCGCCGCGCGCGACGACGCGGCCGACCGGCTCGGCCGGCACCATGGTGCTCTTGGCTTTGACCGCGTCTGCGATGCCGAGACGGGCGAGCATTTCGGTCGAGATATAGACGCCGCTCGCGCTGTCCGAATAGGCGATCGACTTGGCGGCGAGCAACGCCTGCCTAAACGCGTCGAGCGAGCCGATGTCCGGCTTCGGCGCGCCGGCGCGCATCGCCATGTAGATCAGCACCTGCGCGAGATCGGTGCGGCTGCCGCGAACGACTTTGCCGTCGTCGGCCAATTTGTCGACCGCATAGCCGACGCCGATGACGACATCGACCGGCTCGCCGCGTGCGATCCGGTTCGGAATGGCCTGCGGGGTCTCGCCCATCGACGGACCGTAGACGGTCGTCACTTTGTTTCCGGTAGTTTGCTCGAATGGCGGCACCAGAACCTTGTAGGCTTCCGCATAGCCGCCGGAAATCATCACCGTGATGTCGGCGGCGGGGGCTGCACCCCCGAATAACAATAGTGCGCCGGCCGCGAGCGCATATTTCGCGATGACCGCTGTCATGGATGAACCTTGTTTTGATCGAAGCTCGTGACGGTAACGGCAGCGCCCCTGCACCCTAGCAAAAACGCCCCGCCGGCCGAAGCCAGCGGGGCGCGATCAAGTGGTCGAGCAAACGGTATCGGCCGCGCGTATCCGCCGCGGCAAGGAGGCGCCGCGGAAACTAGTGGTCGCGGCCGTCGTCGGCGCGGATGGCTTCGTCGTGATACCAGCCGCTGCTCGACGGCGCGAAACGCGCGCCGTGCGGCAGCTGCATATTCGCCGCCGCGGTCAAGCCGTCGCCGTGATCGCGCATGGCAAAACGCCCGCGCGGGGGAAAGGTGTAGATCGTCGCCGATCCCGTTGGGGTCGACGGTCCTGATAAATGTGCGGCCATAGCTCGGTTCCTTCGGTCGGCGCCCAAGCAACGGCGCCTTTGTTACTGAGTGTCGTGATTCTCGATTAATATAACCCTTTGCTCGCACATTGTTCGTGTTGCCTTAGATCAAATCATCGTTTGACTACATTATGTGCATTCCTGTGTTTGCTTATTTCACTCGCAAAACTAAGCTGCGGAATTGCTGCGGCACTGCAGCATTCGGGCGTTTAGGCGCCATTCGTGCATGGATTGGCACATTAAATGCTTGAAATGGGCGGCAGTCGGCGCCGCGGCGCCGATGACGCTGAGCACGCTTCAGCATCCCCTCGGTTTTTACGCATCAGCTCACGGGAGTCGTCATGACAAAATATAAACTCGAATACGTCTGGCTGGACGGTTACACGCCAGTGCCGAACTTGCGCGGCAAGACGCAGCTGAAAGATTTCGACGCGTTTCCGACGCTCGAACAGCTTCCGCTATGGGGCTTCGACGGCTCCTCGACCAATCAAGCCACCGGTTCGAATTCGGATTGCGTTCTCAAACCGGTCGCCGTCTATCCCGACGCCGCGCGCATCAATGGCGTGCTGGTGATGTGCGAAGTGATGCTGCCCAACGGCCAGCCGCACGAGTCGAACAAGCGGGCCACCATTCTGGACGACCCCGGCGCCTGGTTCGGCTTCGAGCAGGAATACTTCTTCTACAAAGACGGCCGCCCGCTCGGCTTCCCGGCGAGCGGTTATCCGGCGCCGCAAGGCCCCTACTACACCGGAGTCGGCTACAAATATGTCGGCGACATCGCCCGCAAGATGGTCGAGGAGCATCTCGATCTCTGCCTTGCGGCCGGCATCAACCACGAAGGCATCAACGCCGAGGTGGCGAAGGGCCAGTGGGAATTCCAGATATTCGGCAAGGGCTCGAGGACTGCGGCCGACCAGATGTGGATGGCCCGCTATCTGATGCTGCGGCTCACCGAAAAATACGGCGTCGACATCGAGTTCCACTGCAAGCCGCTCGGCGACACCGACTGGAACGGCTCCGGCATGCACTGCAACTTCTCGACCGCCTATATGCGCGAAGTCGGCGGCAAGGAGTATTTCGAAGCGCTGATGAAGGCCTTCGAGGGAGCTCGCGCCGATCACATCGCGGTCTACGGCCCGGACAACCATATGCGGTTGACCGGCAAGCACGAGACCGCGGCGATCACCGAGTTCAGCTATGGGATTGCCGACCGCGGCGCTTCGATCCGCGTGCCGCACAGCTTCGTCAATAACGGCTACAAGGGGTATCTGGAAGACCGCCGGCCGAACTCCCAAGGCGACCCGTACCAGATCACTTCGCAGGTTCTGAAGACGATCGCCTCCGTGCCGACAAGCGGCAGCGTCAGCGCCGCGGCCTAAGCACAGCCGAAGCGACTGCCGACTTTGATGAATAAGCGTGGGGGTCCTGCCGGGCCCTCACGTTTTTTTGCGCCGGGCGCCGCTCCTTCCGACAAAACAAAAACGCCCCGCCGGCCGAAGCCGAGCGGGGCGAGAGGGACGAGCGGCTTTGTTATCGTCGCCGGCTTAAGCCCGCATTCACTGAAAATGCGAGAGCACGACACTCAAGGCCCATTTGATTCCGGCTTCGACGACCCAGCCCAGCAGCGCGACGGCCCCAAGCCCGATAGACGCCCACGTTGCCAGCTTCGAACGTGACAATTCCAACGCCGCCACGGTCGGCTGGATGGTCGCAACCGCGGCGGCGTGCTGGTCGAGCTTGTCGGACAATTCCCGCAAGGTCGCCGAACTGTCGGCGTGACGCCGCGCCTGCAGCGTGCGGTTCTCGTCCATCCGGCGCTTGAGCTCTCGCACACTCGTTTCCAGCGATCCGATGGCGCGGCTGATCTCGTCAAGTTTTCCCGGCATCTTGGTCCTCACCGAACGCCGCTCATCGCACTTGGGATCGGCGTGACGCTGCCGTCGGCGGCGTAACCCGGAACGGAGTTGATGAGCGGCGTTCCGCTGTCCTTGAGCTTCAGCCGGCCGACGAATTTGGCGACGACCGGCTTGAGCTTCTCAGCCATCGCTTCGATCTCGGGCTTCGCGGCCGCCAAGGCGGCGACGATTTCCTCCCACTCGGCGATGCTCAATCCCTCGAATTCGACGGACGGAAAAATCGCCGCAAGAACTGGCAGGAGCGCTTCCATGTCAGTTCCCCGCTTTGGCTGCCGATTGCGCGGCCTTGCCGGCTGAAATCGCCGCCGCCGTCGCGCTGACGGCGGTCGTGATATTGGTCGGATGCGCCTGGCAGTAGCTGACGATCGCCGCATCGACGCCGGTCAGGCCGGCGCCGGCGGCCGTGCTGGTGCCGATCAGCGTGGCGAGCGCCTGCCCGGTCGCTGCCAGTTGCGTGCAATTATTGGCGAGCGCCGACGACACCGTGGCGATCGAGGAATCGATCAGCGCCACGTCGTTGTTGAAAGCGGCGACGCCAGATTGGAATTGCGCCTGCTGGGTCGCCGTACAGCCGGCAAGCGCAAGCGCCGCAATGACCGGCAGGAGAGCGTGTCGCATGGTGTTGCTCCTCATTTGACGGTCTTGCCGGGCGTATTGGTCTTCCACGACCAGATCGCGGCGAGGATGGTGACGATGCCGGCGCCGATGTCGCTTGCCGTGTCGGCCGGCAGCCAGCCTTTGCCCGCCACATAGGCGACGCCGGCCGGGATCACGGCGCGCAGAATTCCGGTGAATTGATCGGTTCCCATTTTCAGTTCTCCCTCGGCATGAGATTGCGCAGGTCGCTCAGGATCAGTCCGTGCACGCCGGTATCGGCATCGACGTCGGGATGCAGATCGTTTGTGGTGGTGAGACGAAGTCGACCGGCAAAAGCTTCCGGCGCGGCGTAACGCGCGTAACCGAGGCCGCCGGTGGCGAGAAAATTCGGATTGTAGATGCAGCGCGCCGCGCCGACTCTTGGCGGCAACGCGATGGCCGCCGACCAGTCGACCCCGAGCCCCCAAAACGACGGCTGGATGCCGGCGACATAATCGATCTTGCGGCCGAGCATGCCGGCGATCTGGACAACGTTATTGGCGCCCAGGCTGTAACCTACGGCGCCGATCAGATCGGCCGCCGGACGGTTTGCAAGATCGCCGGCCGCCTCTTGCCACTGTGATTGATCGTAAGGCCCGAGCACGACAAAGCCGGTGCCGAGCTTTTTGATCTTTCCGGCGAGCGTCAGCATGCCGGGCGAGGTCGCAAGCCCGCCCAGCCCGTAGAGGTCGACGAGACAGAATGTCTTGCTCATGGGTGGACCCGCGCCGCCTGGACATGCATGGCGTCGACCGAGCCCGCGGCCCAATCGCCGCCCCAGACCCAATTCTCCTCGCGAAATTTCGCGACCAGGAGGCTGTCGTCCTGGAACAGATGCCTGCGATCGTGCTGGGCATTGTCGGCGGCGTCCCAATCGATCGCCGCCGCGAAGGCGTGCATCGACATCGCGGACGCACTGCCGCGGATGAGCCGCAGATTATAGCTGCCGTCATAGACGTCGTAGCGCAATTGCCTGATCTTGCCGGCATCGCGCCCGACCGCGTCCCAGATGGCGCCGAGCACCCGGACGAGGCTTTCGGCGCACTTCTTGTGGATGAGGATATTCTTCACCGCGACATTGCCGACGTGGAGCGGCCACGGACACGGCACATCGACCGTATTGGCGTGCAGCCAGCCCGCCTGCCGCGGATCGCCGTAGAAGGCGAGACAGTCCCTTTGCAACGGCCAAATATTCGGCCCTGACATTGAAGCCATGCCAGTTGAGGTCATTCCAATTCTCCCAGATTTGATTGCCGGATGAGGAAGGCCGTCGCGGCGTGCCGAAACACGCCGTGCGAAAGCGATGACGCCCGATCACCCCTTTGATTGTCTGATCGAATTTGAGCGGGAGCAGCGAAGCACCGCTGCAAAAGACCAGCCCGGGTTCAGCCCGAAGTCAGCTCAGAGATCAGCCCGCAGATCAGCCCATGATCTCGTCGAGGATGATGAATTCCGTTGAAAATCCCAGGCCCGTGTTCGACAGCGAATAAGTGGTCGACGAAGTCGTCTGCGGATTGTCCATCACGCATAAGGCGCCCGCCCAATCGTTCATCGTCGCGCCGATAATTGCCGCACTGGCGAGACTGGTCGACCCGCGTTTCAGAGCGATCGATGCGGAGTTGTTGGCGCCGGTCAGCGAGGCGTAGCAAACGGCCCTCACCAGATTGACGGCGCTCGTCGGCGCAATGCTTACGCTCGCGGTCGTGGTGAATTTCGACTGCACGGTCTGGCCGGGACGCGGCACGAACGGCCCGCACAATTGCACTTTCGATGGCGCGGCGTTGTAGGTTCCCGCCGTGCCGAGGCCGCCGCCATATTCGACATAGCCGAGAACCCGCATCGGCGAATTGGCGCTGACGCTGGCGCCGGCATAGAGCACGCCGGCCGTGTTGCCGATCGTCGATGTCGGCGATTGCAGCGCCGTTTCGTCGAGCGGAGCGATCGCGGTCGGCGACAATGCCGCGGTCCCCGCCCCCACGGTGCAATTGATCGCACCCAGAACGGGCGTGCCGCCGGAATTGAAAATGACGATCCAGAACCGGAACGGCACGGTGTTGGCGGTGCCGAGGGTGTCGCCGGACGCGATCTGAATCGACAGCGCCGATGTAATCTCGACAAAGGCCGGCGTCCCGGTGCCGAGCGTCACGTTGCGAAACGGCACGAACACGGAGTTGGCGGCCGAGGGATTGTTGCCCGCGGCATTGACCAGCGCGACCGTGAGATTGTTGGCCGCGACCGAGGCCGCGAGCCCGTAATTGGCGACGAAGCCATAGCCCTGGGCGTCGGCGATCTTGGCGAGAGCAAAGCCGCCCGCGGTGGCGCCGTCCTGGACGACGGCGCGATTGCGCGTGGTGTCGACGACGATCTCACCGGCGGCGCCGGTAAAACCGGCGACATTGGCGGCAGTATCGCGCCGATATTGCACTTGAACGGCAGTAACCATGCGTCACTCCCCATAAAGCCGCGCCCAATGTGGGTTGCAGGCATTGCGTTTGACGCGCGTGAGCGCGCTATCGCCGGCAAATGGTGTCGCGGCTGAAAATCAGTGGCAGGCGCCGAGATCGACGCTGATGGAAACCGATAACCCGAGCGTCCCGCCGAAATCGTCTTTGGTGCCGACCGCGAGCGTCAGTGATTTGAAATCCTGCGCCGTGCCGGTGTTCTCGGCGGCGGCGATCGGATGCTCGATCACGCCCACCGGCAACACCGTGTAGACGGCGCAGGTCGAAATATCCTGAACGCCCGAGCCGAAGGCATTGAAGCTCTGCAGCTTGATGTAAAGCGTCTGATTGACGAATTGAGCCGGCAGATCGTATTCGAAAATCGCGGTGTCGAGTCGCGCAAACGGCGCGCCCGCGGTATGCGACACCGCCGCCGTGCCGTACAAGCCGCGATAGAGCCCGGTCAGGCTGTAATGGTTCGGTGACGCGAGCGTCGCAACGCTGAAGGACAATACCTCACTGTCGACGATGCACAGCGATTGTCCGAGGCTCGCCGCGATATCGGATACCGTCGCGAGGGTGCCTGCGCTTTCGCCGAGATTGACGGAAAGCGTATCGGATGTGTCGGGATTGGTGCCGCTGAAGGCTGCAAGCGACGCGGTGAGCGTGCCTTGGCGCGCCGGCGCCGTGATCTTACCGACGTTCAGATACGTCGTCTGGTCGAGCGACACCCAGACAAAGCAACCGCCCCACAGCGGATCGGCAGCCCCGCCAAAACCTCCCGATGCGGCGATCCACACCTGCGAGCTCGCGAGCGCGGACGGCGGCTCGAAGATGATCGGCGTATTGACCGGATTTGGCGCGTAATTGCGATTGATCGGCGAATTGTTGACCTGCTGCGTCGCATAGAGCGTCGCCGTGGCATGGCCGAGCGGAAATTCCTCGGCCGTGATGTCGAGCAGTCCTTGGTCGTCTTCCTCGATATCGGTGATGCGGACGGCGGTCTTGTTCAGCCCCAGATTGGCGTCGGTCAGCGTCACCAGATCCATCGGATCGAGCAGGCAATATTCCCAGGACAGCCGGAACTTGTAGGTGTTGCGGATATAGACCGAGCGCTGCAGCATCAGCTGGCCCGACAGCAGCGCTACGTCCGGGTCGCACACTTCGTGCGCCGTGAAGGTGGGCGCGATGCGCATGCCGTAGAGCTCGATCGCATTCTGATCGCGCGATTCGACGGTGGTGACGTTATAGGCGTTGTCGCGGTCGGCCACCTCCATGCGCCAGACATTGTAGGCTTCGTAGGGATCGGAACGCGACACCTGGACCGGGTCGGCATTCGCCTCATGCACGAAATCGTCGTCGTCGAGATCGTAGACCGGCGTGACATTCGGCACGAAGCTTGCCGCAACCGAATATTGGTAAGTGATCTTGACCAGATTGCCGCCGTCGGCAGTGGAGAACAGATAGCTGCCGGCGGGCGAAATGCCGTAAGTGCCGGCGACCGTCGGCGCCGAGCCGGTATTGGTCAGCGCAACGCCGGAAAGCGCATAGGTCACGCCGCCATCGGCGACAAAGCGCGCCGCCGCGCTGACAACGACGGTCGGGTAGGTGGTATTGGTCTCGCCGGCCGGCGGGATCTGCCGCTGCTGCGTGGCGCTCTCGACCGCGCCCGCGGTGGTCGCGGTGTCGCCATAGGGCAAAAATTTGAGTTCGCCGCCCGACCAGACGGCGGCGGTGTTGCAGATTCTCAGCCAGCGGTCGAGGATCGACGAGGCGGTTTCCTGATTGGTCAAGGCCGGCGAGATCGACAGCCCGATCGCCGCGCAATAGGTCTGAAACGACGCATCGCCGCTCGATCCGAACAGCGTCGCGCTGTTGATGGAGGCCGACGGAAAACCGATGCCGTATTGCGCATTGGTAAGAAAATCGTTGACCACTTGCGCCGGATCGGCGTCGATGCCGTTGGTGCCGCTGCCGAAAAAAAGGCTCTGGACCTCGAAATTGTGGTTGTCCAAAATCGCGCTCGAGCCGAGGCTGTAGCTCGATGCCGCCAGATAGGCGGTGCCCTGATAGGCGAGCGCCTGCGCCGGATAAGCGGTGGTGAGATAGTTCCAATCGGTCTGCGGCGTGGTGCCGAGAAACAACCCGAGGCCGAGCTGGGCCAGCGTATAATCGGACTGGCCGCGCCACACCTGATTGATGCCGATAATTGGCCCTTCGCACAGCGCCATGATGATATCGGCGAAGTAGCTGTAGCCGGTGACATTGCCGCCGCCGGAGCCGCCGCCCTTGCCGCCGGAGCCGGAGGTTTGCGCGACGGCGCTGAAATTGTCGTACCAGATCAGGTTCGGCGCGAGCTTTGATTCACCCCACACGATCGCGATCGGCAGCGCGTTGACGGCGGTCTGGATCTGCAGGCCGGTGTAATCCGGCGCCACGGCCGGATGCGAGCCGCCGCCGCCGAAGAAATTGCGGACGCCGCTCATTTCTTCGGCCTCGCGTTAGGGCGCCGGCGCGGCCCGCCGGTGAACAGCCACCACATCATGCCGATGATGGCGCCGATGAGTTTGCAGTCGGTCATCAGGAAGATGCCTTCCAATGGCTGAAAAACCGCGGCGCGCGCCGCGGCTCGGACAGGTTGGCGTCGCGCGCCACTTCATCCTCGAAGACCCCGCGCGCCGGAAAATAGGCGTGCACGATGGCGAGCGGATCGAGACCGGTGACGATGCCGCCATGCGCGTAGCTGCGGCCCCAGCGAAACACCATGAGGTCGCCCGGCCGCGGCGCGTCGACTTCGCGGGCGTGCCGCAGAACGACGTCGAGATAGCGTTCCTCGTCGTGATGCAGATGCCAGTCCGGCGAATAAGGCCGCGGATCGAAATCGGCGATGAGGCCGGCGGCGCGGAACACCGCGATGATCATCATGCCGCAATCGGCGCCGACGCCTTTGATCGCCGCGCAATGATGATAGGGCGTGCCAATCCAGCTGCGCGCCTCGGCGACCACCGCGGCGCGCTGTTCGGCTTCGGTCATTGTCATGTCGGCTGCCTGTCGCGTCATTGCGAGCGGAGCGACGCAATCCAGACTATCCGCGCCGAGCAAACGGCCTGGATTGCTTCGCTCTGCTCGCAATGACGGAATTCAAACCGCCATCTGCGGCGGCGGCACATAGGGAAAGCCGCGAAAATTCGTCAGATTGTTGAACCTGGCCTTGCAGGTCGCCGGCGTGTGATCGCAGCCGAACGCCACCGTGAAGGCATCCCCCGTGCTCGGCGGGCTCTGCAGCGGATAGATCAGCGAAAGCGAAACGCCCGCCACCGCCGAGCCGATGGTGCCGGTGACGCCGGAGTTGACGCCGGATGTGAACGTGATGGTGCCCTGCTGATAGCTCAAGCTCGCGCCGGACCAATTGACAAGAGACGCGGTCGAGCCGGCGCCGACCGTCCCGCCGGCCGAGAACGCTGCCTTCGAAAGCGTGCAGCCGGCATCGTAGAGCGTGTGCAGGCAGGTCGGCTGATAGACGTTGCGCGGCATGTCGATGTCGAGCAGCACCAGATCGGAATTGACCGTAAGCTTGGCACCGACGCGGCCGATCTCGTCGATGGCGCCGAGCCGGCCCTTGAACAGGATCACGCCGCCAATGAGCGTGCCGCCGATCACGTCCGACCAGAACACCCGGCTGCGCGCGACTTCGCAGCCGTCGAAACCGCCGTCGCGCAGCGCTTGCAGAAACGGCGCATTCGCCGCGATGGTCTGGTCGGGGCGCGCCGCGATGCTGATCTGCTGCTTGTCGACCTCGAGCCCGATCGAGGCCTTGTATTTCAGCCCGTCGATCAGGACATTGTTGCCCAGATAAGTGACGCCGTCATAGACGAAACTGATCTCCGAATTGGTGTAAGCCAGCACCGTGCCGTTCCGCAGCGTAAAGCTGAACGCCTCGGCAAACACCAGCTGGCCGTCATTGTAGCCGATGACCTGATTCAGGAAGTTTATGAGGCTGGCGGGGGCGGATTTCATGGACCGGCTCTGTCGGCGGCGCTCTCTCGCCGCAATTCATGGGGACGCACAAATCCCTGCGGTTGCCGCCGCGGGCTTAGTCGCTAAACTGCGCCTGCAATGGGAAGCCTCCGCAATCTCCAAATCGGCCGCCCGATCGGGTCCTATGCGGCAGTCCAAAGGTTTGCCGCGGCCTGCATCAGGAACCGGCGTGTCCAGCTTCGCAGCCGCCGCCTCCGCGACTTGCGCTATCTCGACGTCGGCTGCGGCGCCAATACGCATCCCAATTTCATCAATCTCGACTTCGGATGGCGCCCGGGCATCGACCTGTGCTGGGACATTCGTCGCGGCATTCCGCTTGCGTCACACTCGCTGGACGGCATCTTTTGCGAGCATGTCATCGAACATCTCGACCCCGGCGATGCGGAGCGCTTCCTTATCGAATGCCACCGGGTTCTGGCGCCCGGAAAGCGGATTCGCCTTGTCGTCCCCGACGCCGAACTGTGGCTGACGCGTTACGTCGATCGCGTGCGCGGCGTGACGAACGAGCTCTTCCCTTACCAGCAGGATTCTACGATCGAGCCGATGACGTCCATCAACGGCATTTTCTACATCGCCCGCGACAGCCCGGCAGGCCACCGCTGCATGTACGACTTCCGCCTTTTGCGCACCCGGCTGTTGCGCTGCGGCTTCTCGGACATCACCCGCGCGTCATTCCGCACCGGCGCCGACCCCACTTTGCTGATCGACAGTGCGGTCCGGGAGGTCGAATCCCTTTACGTCGAAGCGACCGAGTAAAGTAGACGATATACGGAATCGCAGCGCCCCAAAGCGATGATGTGGGTGTTCGCATCCGGGAGACCCTAAAAGACGTCGGATATGGCGCGAGCCCTGCAACACCGGACAGGACAACGAGAATATCAAGCTGAATGAAACGGATTTCCGTCGTCGAGGCATTGCGCGGGCTGGCGTCCATAAGCGTCGCCCTGTTTCATTTCTGCGATCAGCTCAATTCAATCGGCGCCCGCTTGATCGGGGCCTACGGCTGGCTCGGCGTCGATGTGTTTTTCGTGATTTCCGGATTCGTCATTCCGCTATCGCTATACGGAACCGGATATGAAATTAGGGATTTCCCTTTCTTCCTTTTTCGCCGTCTTGTTCGACTCGAGCCGCCTTATCTCGTAAGCATCGCGTTGATAGTAGTGCTGTGGCACGCATCCAGCATGGCGCCAGGCTTCGCTGGCGCGGCGCCGAATTACTCGGCCCCACAGATTGCATCGCATCTATTCTATTTGGTACCTTTGACGGGTTACAGTTGGCTTAGCCCGGTCTACTGGTCGCTTGCCTACGAATTTGTCTTTTACATCATCGTCGGGCTTTCATTTGGTTACCTTATCCGGCGAAATGTGGCCGCGACGGTCGCGCTTGCGCTTTGCACCGTCGCCATCGCGTATCTCATCTTTAAGACCGTTGATGTTCGGATCATGGAATTTTTGGTGGGCGCCATGCTTATGCGCGCGGTGATCGTCGAAGATATTCACGCTAAAGCGTGGCTGCTGTTATCGTTCGCCGCCGTGTTTATCTTCGGCGGAATTGCTACAGGAACAGCCGTGACAATCGGCGCCGGCGGGATTTATTTTTTACGTTCGGTCGATTTCGGCCGGTGGGCGTTGCTGTTTGGCGGCCTGTCATATTCGCTATACTTGGTGCATGTGCCGATCGGAGGTCGCGTGATAGACCTCGCAAAACGATTCGGTCATGGCGGACTGTACGAGGCCTGTGCGGTGGCCTGTGCGCTTGCGGCCTCTGTCGCGGTCGCGGCGCTCTTGCACCGCTGGGTAGAGCGACCCGCCATGGCGGCATCCCGTAAAATACTGGTCGCGCGGGATCGTCCAATGCCTCGGCACTCGACTTCGACATCGGAAGGGCAGTAAGCCGGTTGAGGCACAATTCGCGCGCCAGCATCCCGGTCACCCGCTAATCTATGCTATAGAATCTCCTGCATGAGCCGCACTGGCGACAGAGAGTTTGTCACCCTCGACGGGATGCGCGGGATAGCGGCGATCACCATCGTTGCGCTCCATACATCGACATATTTTTTTCCGGGCATGCCGCCGAATGCGAATCTCGCCGTCGACTTCTTCTTCACGTTGAGCGGATTCGTACTCGCGCACGCTTATGGCGAAAAGCTCCGAGCGGGACTTTCTGCACTGGAGTTCATGATAATCAGGCTGAAGCGGCTTTATCCGCTTTACCTGTTGGCCCTTGTGATCTGGCTGCCGATCGGCGTTATTTCTCTTCTCGATGGGACGAGCGCCGTTGGCCCGCTGGCAATCAACCTGATCTGCGGAATCCTCTATATTCCCTCGCCGATTGCGCTTGCGCTTTATCCACTCAATCCGCCGGCATGGTCGCTCTTTTTCGAGCTCGTCGCCAACCTGTGGCTCGGCATTTTTGGCAAGCGGCTTGGCACTCCCGCGCTGTTCGCCACGACGGGTTTGGCAGGAGTTGGCATGCTCGCCGGGACGGTTTTCTCCGGGCCGATGATCGGAGGCGACGTTTGGCCGACCTTCTGGGAAGGGTTGATCCGGGTGGCGTACTCGTTCCCCGCCGGAATTCTGGTCTATGCGCTCTGGCTCAGATCGAAGCCGCCTATTGAAATGCCGGCCATAGTCATCGGAGCCGCTCTTCTCGCAATGCTTGCCGTCAAGGCGCCGGAGCATTTCGGCAGGCCGTTTATATTTCTTTCCGTCGCGGCGGGCTTTCCGCTCGTGGTGTGGTTTGGCGCGCGAAGTAAGCCGCGCGGGATGATAGCAGCGGCTTGCCGGTGGCTGGGGGCAATTTCCTATGCGCTATACGCCGTGCATTATCCGCTGTTCTTCGCCGCGATTTTTCTGGCGCAGCGATTTCTTGATCCCGGCTCGTCCCGATGGCCCTGGGGTGTCGCCTTCATCGCCTGCTCAATCTTCACGGCGCACTTTGCGCACGAGTTCGACATAGCAGCGCGCCGATTATTGAACGACCTCATACCGAGGCGAAAGACTGCGGCTGCCGTTTAGGCGCCGGCCAATGTCGAGTAAAAGCTGAATCTAGTCGGATGTGCAGATAAACCAGGCGCCGCGCGATTGGTCGTCTGCCCATCGCGACGACATTACCCAAACGTTTCGGCCGAATGACCGCTCAAACCGCCGTCGCCACCATTCTTCACTGTTGTTCCAATAGCTTTGGTAGGGCGTCAGCCAACCTTCGTCGAAGCCACTCTTCGAGACGGGGACCATATGGAAGGAGACACCACGGCAGACGCGCCGACACTGAGCGATTGTCCGGTCAAGCCCCTCAACGGTGAAATGCTCGAGCGAACCGATGGAAAACAGGTAGTCGAACTCACCTGTGCCGTAGTCGAGGTTGGTGGCGTCGAGAACGCGAAGGTGATCTTCACGAATGCCACGAGCGCTGGCGCGCTCAATAGGTGGTGCAGAAAAGTCAAAGCCAAAATATTCAAGCTGCGGAAACGTTTTTAGAAAGTCGTAAGCGCGTCCGGTGCCGCAGGCAACATCGAGCACCTTGCCATTGCGGTTACTCAATAGGAAGGCGATCTCCCGCCAAGCGTTGTCAGTCGCCCATGTCTCAAGCACTTCGGCAAACTTGGGATCGAAATATATGTCGGTGGCTTGGTGTGAGCCGTCATCTCGACGCCACCCGCGCGTCATGGCACGGCGTAATCCTTTGACCTTGACAGCAAAGTTCATTGGCGGATGTTCCCTAGGCGAGTGCCGGTGTCGTCGTGGCTACACTTACGTTGTGAATGTAATGACGATCAACCCCTGCGCTCCGGCCCCCCCGGCGAAGCTCGACGAGTTGTAATATCCCATGCCACCACCGCCACCGCCATACAGGCCGCCGCCACCGCCGCTGCCACTATCCGCGCTCCCGCCACCAGAACCACCACCGCCGCCGCCGCCAGCACCTGCCGTTACGCTCGGGGACGACTGCGTCCATTCAACGCCAGAGCCGCCGGCACCACCGGCGTAGGATCCGCCCTGACCACCACCACCACCGCCGCCGCCGTAGCCGGGGCTGTTAGTGCCGGGAGAACCGGCGCTGTTCGCTCCACCCGCACCGCCGCCGGCGCCGCCGGCATTGTTACCGCCCGCACCACCGGACGCATTCGTACCGGCGGAGCCTGGGCCACCATAGTCAGCGCCGCCACCACCACCGCCGCCGCCTGCTGTTGATGTTGAACCAGAAGCACCGCCCACCGCGCCTGCACCACCCGGGCCTGCGGCACCACCTCCGCCGCTCGACGCGTAGCTTGTGACAGTGAATGCACCCGAACTGCCGCCAGAGTATGCTGTGGTCGCGATACAGGAAGCGGCGGCACCACCAGCGGCGGATTGAGTTCCACTGGTTACGAATGGGCCACCCTGGCCACCCTTTGCGAGAACGCCTTGTGCTGTACTTGTTGGAGCAGAATTTGTGCCTGAGATATTAAGCCAAGTATCACCGCCAGCAGCGCCAGCATTGGTCCCACCTCCGACGCCGCCTGCTCCTCCCGCGCCAATGCTATAAAAGACCGTTGCGCCGGGAGAAAGAGAAGGATTTGTGAGTTTCGCATAGGCGCCGCCGCCACCACCGCAGCCTGTGCCGCTCACTCCAGAACCGCCGCCGCCGCCGCCTCCGATTACCTCAACCGACAAGACCGCACCGAGATTGCTCGGAACTGTCCATGATGTGCCAGACATAAGGAAAAGGACGGTTCTTTGCGGCGGCGCGGCCGGCACCGTGTTTGCCTTGATGCTGCGGAATTTCAGGCTGTCGAGCTTCCACAGCGCCGCCATGAACTCGTCGAAGTCCATTTGATCGTCGATGAAGCGACACTGGAACGCGAAACTGAAATCGGCCGTGATGGCGACACCCGTGCCCGGCGCGGTGGAAAAGCCGATCGAGTTCGGCGCCGTGAAGACCCAGGTCGCCGGCGCTTGCGCGACACCGTTGAGGTAGACGTTCCCGACATTCGTCACCCAGGAGCAGGGCTCCGAAAAGCCGCCCAACACGCGCGGGATGATGAAGGATTGCGTCGCGCCGTCGCCGGTCGCAATGGCGCCTCCCGACACCGTGTTGTCGTCCGGGTCGCCATAGAGGAAGGTGCCGAACTGGCCCTGCATCTTCAGGAAAAAGCCCATCAGGCTTTGCAGCGATGAGGCCCCGAGCCCGGCGAGCGCCTCGGCCGGCGCCGGCGCCGAGCTCAAGCCCTCGAACACCGCCTCGAATTCGTAGAGCGGATTGACCTGCAGCGCGAGGCGGACTTCGCGGCCGGAGACATGCGAGGCGATGCGGGTATTGAAGCCGGGCTTTTTGTGCCGCGACCAGCCGAGCCCCGGCAAGGTGGGCAGTGAGGGAGGCGTCGTCATGGGCGGCTACCGCGCATAACGCATGTTGAGATGCGTGCCGCTTTTGATCGCCTTGTTGATGGCGCGCATCATGTGCCCCGCATTGTCGTTGAAGAAGCGCGACACGCTTTGCGCATCGTGGGCCGCGATGTGGAAATGGGTGTCGCCGCTCCCGCCGCCCGGTCTGACGGCGCCGCCGGTATAAGGACCGGAGCCGGCCGCCCACCCCATGCCCGCCGGAACGATGGTTTCGCCCGGGTGGATCACAGCAAGCCCGCCGCGCACCACGTAATTCGTGCCGACGTCGTAGATGGCGCCGGTCGAGGTGGCGACGACGGCCGCCATCGCGGCCGCCCCGATCGCCGGCGCTGCGGGACCCGCTTCCGGCGCGACCGCGGCCGAAACTTCGGCTCCGGTCTGCGCCGCGCCGGCGAAGATCGCTTTCAGCGCGTTGGCGATGATGGAGACGATGCCGCCCGCCGAGGCCGTTGCCTGGGCCATTTCACGCTCGGTGGTGCCGGCCTCGGTGGCCGCCGTCATCCCCAATTCGCCGGCGACATGGGTCGCGACGATGCGTGCTTCGTTGGCGAGCCATTCGAGCACGACCTTGATCTGATCCTCGATCAGCTTGAGCGCCAGGTCGGCGCTGATCTTCTTGATCGCCTGCGCCATGGTCTCGTGGCCTTGGAGGAGTTTCAGAAGCTGCGAATTGATGGCGCCCGACACCGCGTCGGCCGCGGCCCGCCAGGCTTGCGCTTCCCGCTCGACTTCCCGATCGACGATCTTCGCCCGCTCGCTGGAATAGGCGGCTGCGGCCTGCTTGCGCTGATCGATCGCCTTTTTCAGAAATTCGGTCTGCTGGTCGACCGCCTTCTTCCTTTCGGCGGTGTCTGTCTTATAGCTCGCGATCTTGGCTTCGAGCGCCGCGTTCTCCTCGGCGAATTCGACCGTCATCGCCTGCTGCTTGGCCGCGCGCTGCTGATCGAGCGCCGTCAGAAGGGCGGCGGTTTCCGCGCCATAGGTCAGCTCGTGCAGTTTTACCTCGGCGTCGAGATGTTCCCTGGTCTGTCCGAAGGCGTCATTGGCGAGCTTGACGGTGGTGTTGTAATCCTCCTGTGCGAGCTTCATCTGGTCCCTGTACTGTTCTGCCGCGGCCTTCAGCGCTGCGGTATTAGGAACAGGGAGAGCCGGCGCCTGCGGTTTGTTGTCGGGCTCTTGCTCGGCCAGAATTTTCTGCAGCTCGCCGTGAGCCTTCGCCGCCATCGCGACGATCTTGGCGTCGGTCTCGCTCTGAGTGGAGAGAATAGCGTCCTCGCCCTTTTTCCAACCGTCGGCGATCTGGTCCGCCGGCAAAGCCGCGCCGAACGCGTCGCCGAGCCGCTCGAGAGTGCCGCTCAAGCCTGCGACCGGCGCCGTCAACCCGGACAGCGCCTCGCGGATTTGCGCGATGCCGGCGATCGCCTCATCGGTCGAGGCGCCGAAATTGATCTGGACGCTCGTCTCTTCGGGCATGGCGATCGCTCGCTTTTGTCGATTTCATCTGATGCTGCCGGCCGGAAACATCGCCAAGAGCTCGGCATAGTTCTTCGACGGCCGCGCCGGCGGCTTGTGGCCGAGATAGGCCGCGGCCAGTTTGCGCAGCGGCGGATAGTCCGCCCAGGCGCGATTAAGGTCCTCGAGAAACTGACTATCGACCTGGTCGAGGACCTCTTCGCGCGTCCAGTGCAGCTCGATCACGAGGTCGGCGACGAGCGCGCGCCAGTCGAAGCTATCGAAGCGCTCGCCGCCAGCATTTCCCCCGCGGCGGCATCCACCCTTCTGCCGCCGGCCTGCTCGATCACCACCGGCAGCGCCGCGACGAGCTCGGCGATGGTGATCGGCAGGTCGAAGAACTCTTCGCGCAAGAGCTTTGGATGGGCGCGCCGCAGGCCATGCCAAAGCACCTCGGCCAGCGGCGCGAGCCGCTCGCCGGACAGGCTCTCCGGGGCGAGCGCGGACAGTTTCGGCACATAGTCGGCAATGGCAAGGATCTGCCGCAGGCTAAGCGGCGCGACGTAAAAGTCACGGCCGGCGAGTGGCACCACGCGCGCCGTCGCAAGATCGATGGTTTCATCGGGGTCTAGGGGCACGGGATGGCTCCTTCCTATGCGGAGATTTCGGCTGCGAAGCCTTCAGAGCTTTGGTTGCTACGGAAGGCCGTTAGGGTGTTTTTAAACAGTGAACACGAATCTTTACCTGTACTGTTGAAATCATTGAAATAATTAGATAAACTGTTATTTCAACAGTTCGGAGTAAAACCGGAAGAATCTGTTTAAATGATTGAAATTAAAGAATTTAATAGTGATCAACGGCGCGAGGCGGTCAACACGCAACAGCGTTATGCAGCCTATCGGGAGGCTGCCGACCGGGCTAAGGCCTATCGCGGCTCGATGACCTGGAGCGAGGTCAATGGGCAGGACTACCTGGTCCGAAGCCATTACGACAAATCCGGCCTTCGTCGGCAAACCTCGCTTGGTCCCCGATCGAATGAGACCGAAGCAATCAAGCGCGATTTCGAGCAGGGCCGCTCGGAAGCGCAGAGCCGCCTCACCAACCTGAAAGCCGTGATCGCCAGGCAATCGGCCATCAACCGGGCCATCGCGCTCGGCCGCGTGCCGTTGATTGGCGCAAAGATCATTCGGGCGCTCGACGAGGCGGCCATCCTCGGCGCCGGCATCAGGGTGCTGGGCACGAACGCCATCTACGCCTACGAAGCTGCCGCCGGCGTTCACATCGATTCGGGCCTGACGTCCACCGAAGACATCGACTTATTGCTCGATGCGCGTGCCGGGCTGACCTTCGCAGCGAGCGACGAAGTATCGCCGCCGTCATTGCTGCATCTATTGCGAAAAATAGACCGCAGCTTCGAACGCTCAGCCCAGACGTTCCGCGCCGTGAACCGCGATGGTTATCTGGTCGATTTGATCAAGCCGCTGCGCGATCCGCCATGGACCAAGGAGCGCCAGCGGATCGGCGACGAAGATGATCTTCTGGCGGTCGAAATAGAAGGCCTGTCATGGCATGAAAGCGCGCCATCCTTCGAGGCGGTCGCCATCGACGAAAGAGGTGAACCGCTTCGCATGGTGGCGACGGACCCGCGCGTCTGGGCCGCGCACAAGCTCTGGCTTTCACAACGGCAAGATCGCGAGCCGGTCAAGCGCCGGCGCGACGAGCTCCAAGCCCGAACCATCGGCCATTTGGTCGCGGCACAGCTGCCGCACCTGCCCTATGCGGCGGCGGAGCTGAAAATGCTGCCGAAGCCAGTGTTCGACGAGGCCGTGCCCCTGTTCAAATAGCAATAGCGGCTGCACAGCCCGGCTCTCACGCTCACTCGCTCAGGCTGATGGTGCCGATATTGTTCGAAGCATCGGCAATGGCCTGGAAGTCGAATTCGGCGACGGTGAATTTCTGGTTGGCGAAGGGCAGCGAGAGTTTTGGGCAGACGCAGGCATTGAGCTTGACCACCAGATCCTTGGCGCTGCCGTAGTAATTGAACGTCTCCTTGAGCACGATTTCGAACAGCGGCAGCGGGCCGGTGAGCTGGTTGACGAGGCTGATCTTGTTGCCGGACGAAATGGTGTAGCTGTAATAGATCAAGACCGCGGCGCCGTTGTCGGCGGAGTTAAAGGTAAAACCCTTGGTGTCGTTGAAAAACTTGACTTTGCCTGGCTCGCTCACGGTGTCACCTGCGCTGATGCCGACGCGGCGCGCGCCGGCGACGCAAGACTTGTCACGCAAGATTTGCGGGCAAGCGTTGCGCGGCGCCGGCGAGGCGCTGCGGAGGCGGTTATGTTTGGTGGTGTTTGCGGCGGGCGCAGTTTTGCAAAGCCCGCATGCGCGCGATGAAATGCGCCGGAAAACAAGGACCGTCAAGCGCGCCCGGCGCCAGTCGTCACTAAAAAAGAGACTATGTTGTTGAAAGATCGGCGGAATAAATTTTGTCGCGACATGGAGGAAATCGCCGCCATTTATGTCTTCGCCGTCCCGCACTCGGTCTTGATTCGCAAAACTCAGCGCAGGTTCGTGGCGATCTCGCGCACCAGACCCGCTTTGTAGCGATCGAGCCACGCCGCATAAGGCAGCACACGCTCGCCGCGCGCCGAGGTTTCCAGGCGATAAGTGCGATAGGATTGATTGACGGATTTCAGGCCGCCGGAGCGCTGCATCTGTTCGATCTCCGCGCTCACACGGGCCGCGACCGCGAGCGCGTCACTGCATAACTGAGCTTCGGAGGCCTGTGCGGCAGCGCGCGGCCCAAGGCCTTCGCGATAGGCGTCGATGAAGCCGCGCTGCGCCTTCGACAATCGGTCCGGCACCGCGGGTCTCAGCGCACAGGCACGCGGTGCCGGATCAGTTCAGCTTCGATGATGCGCAGCCCCTGCAGCCGCCGCGCGTTGAAAGTTCGGCGCGTGATCTTGAGGCGCTTGAGCGCCCGGTCGGGGTCGATATCGAACGCCGCCCAGAGCGAGCCGAGATTGACCGCTCTCGCAACGTGATGAAACTCCGCGGCGCCAAGATAGAGCGAGGGCCAGCGCAGCGCCTCCTCCATCCTGGCGATCTCGGCCGGCGATGGCGGCAGCCGCACGCGGTTGCGCAGTTTCGCAAGCCTCTCGAGCTCGTAGGTCTCGGCTTGCGAATTGAGGTCGCCGCGGTCGTACAGATAGACCGGCATCGAATTGACATAACCGCGCGGCCGCGTCGGCAGCGGCAGCCGCGACAGGATGCGGAAGCCTTCCTCCATGCGGTCCATGACGTGCAGAAACGACCAGCGCTCCGGCACGGTCCGCGTCCGCCGCAGCGGCACCAGCGACGCCGTCCCGATGGCGCCGAGGATCCCCGCGCGCTCGCCGCGCAATTCGGCGCGCGCCGCGGCGGCGGCCCGCTCGGTTAGCGATGATTCCGTTTCTGTTGCGGCAGACGCTTTCGCCTTCATGGCCTGCCCCGTCAAGCGGCGCGGAACTTTTTGCGCGCCGGCCGTGCGCCCGTATTCGGCAGCACCAGATAGGCGCGTTTCATGTGCCGGTCGCAGTAGGGCTTGCCCTCTTCGAGGTCGGCCTCCTCGACGCCGCAGAAAAAATATTTTTCGGTGCCGGGCCGCCGATACGGCCAGCGGCAGCAGTGATTGGTCAAGTCGAACAACGACTTGCCGCATATCGGCGTTTTGAGCTTCGGGACCGGCTGTGGCTCCGGCCCGCCGCGCCGCCGGGCGACCGCTTCGGTTTTCTTCGCGGCTTTGGCTGTCGGCGTGGCAGCACTCGCCGCCGGACCGAGCCGCAGGCGAAAGATCTTGCCGAGCACGGCGGAGCGCGTGAGACCCAAGCGCACGGCGATCGTCTCCGCGGTTTCGCCCGCGGCCCACAGCCGCCTCAATAGGCCAATATCGTCATCCGTCCATGCGCCGCGCATCGCCGTGAGCTCCCCGTTTGTCACCGATAGCGTCACATAATAGGAGACAACGGTGGCGTCAAGTCACCGTTTTGGATGCTAGGCGCGCTGCACCGAATCCGTGACAATGCCCCCTTCCCACAGGGAGATCGGATATGGCGCGGCGGGCGAAAGCGGCAAAGCAGATGACCGGGCTCTTTTATGCGCGCGAGGCGCGCGGCATGAGCCGCGGCGAACTGGTCCGGAAGTCCGGCATCTCCAAGCAGCAGCTCTCCCGGCTCGAGAACGGCCACATCCGCCTGCGGCTCGACCACTTGAAGCCGTTCGCCAATGCGCTCGGCTATACGCCGGAGCAGATGCTGCTGTGGGGCAAGCTGCCAGGCACCGGCGGCCACATCGAATCAAGCGACATCCTGCACGACGACGTCCGCCACGAGCCGGTCGGGCCGAAGGCCGGCCAAGTACCCGAGCTCGACACCCGCGCCGGCATGGGCGGCGGCGGCGTGCCGGCCCGCGAAGTGCGCAAGGACGGCAAGCACGCCGATCCGCTTAAAGCGGAGGGCTGGGTGTTCCCGCCCACTTTCGTGCGCGAGCAATTGCACAGCGCGCCCGGGCGGTTGTTGGTGATCGACACTTTCGGCGACAGCATGGCGCCGACGGTGATGTCGGGCGACCGCGTCATCGTCGATACCGGGCACAAGACGCCGTCGCCGGACGGCCTCTACGCCATCCGCGACACCTTCGAATCCATCGTCGTCAAGCGGCTGCAGGTCATGCGGTCGGGCAAGAAGGCGAGCGTGAAGATCATTTCCGACAATCCGAACCACGCCGCCGAGGAAGTGCCGATCAACGAGATCGAAATCGTCGGCAAGGTGATGTGCTGCCTGAAGCTGTTCTGAGCCCGAGCGACCGCCCTTAGACCCTCCGAATCGCCCTTCCTGCCGATTTGCCGCCTCGCAGGGCCTTGTCTGCGTTGTCTCTTTTTATGAGACACGCGCTTGACATTGTCTCCATTTCAGTTACATTACACGCGACCATTGGATGTGAGGGTCGCCAATGCCTTACCGGCCACGCGCCGAGCGAGAGCGTGAACGATTGGGTGCCGCAAGGGCGGCGACGGGCTCGGCGATGGACCGGGCGCTGGCGCACGTCGGCACAGCCTTCGATCAAGCCGCGGCGGTGAATGGATTCAAACTGCGCGTCGAACAGACGCTGCAGCGCGGGCCGCAACACTCAGCTGTGCGCGCCCGCTTCGGCACACGAACCAACATGTTGAACGGCCGTAGTCTCGATGCCGCGGTGATCACCGTGGAGCGCTGGTGGCGCGACGAGCGCAAGGCCTTCCAGATCGCGAGCGTACTCGGCTACGGCAACCGGCTCTCGCTCGAAACCTTGCGCGAATTGCGTCTCGTTTTGCGGCTGGCGCGCTTCAAGCGCATGCACGCCCAATTCGGGGCGATCACGGCTGCGTTGAACGACGAGCCGATGCCGATAGCGGCGGAGTGATTACTCCGGCTTGACGACCCGGATATGCAATTCGCGCAATTGCTTCGGCGTCGCTTCGGCCGGCGCGCCCATCATCAGATCTTCGGCGCGCTGGTTCATCGGGAACAGCACCACCTCGCGCAAATTCTCCTCGCCGCAGAGCAGCATGACGATGCGATCGATGCCGGGCGCGATGCCGCCATGCGGCGGCGCGCCGAGGGAGAGCGCATGCAGCATGCCGCCGAATTTCTGTTCCAGCAGGCTTTCGTCATAGCCGGCGATGGCGAAGGCTTTTTTCATCACATCGGGGCGATGATTACGGATAGCGCCCGACGACAATTCCACGCCGTTGCAGACGATGTCGTATTGAATGGCCATGATCCTCTGAGCAGCATCCTTGTCCTTGGGATCTAAAGAAAGAAATAGATCAAGTGGATATTTCGGCATGGAGAAGGGATTATGGGAGAAGTCGATTTTCTTCTCCTCCTCATTCCATTCGTACATTGGAAAATCAACGATCCAGCAAAATTCGAAGCGATCTTTTTGTACAAGTTTTAGTTCGTCTCCCACTCTCGTGCGAGCCAAGCCTGCAAACTTGTAGATATCCAATGGCTTTCCCATTACGAAAAAGACGGCATCGCCGTCCAGAAGGCCCTCTGGTCTCAACTGACGATACTTGTCAGCCACCTCTAAAGGAAACTGCTCACTCGGAAACAGCGCTATGTTGAGCTGCTCCTCAGGTGGCACGGGCACTCGAACAAATTGGCCAAGCCGACCGTTAAGTTCCCTCTTCAAAAACGAGACGCGATCGCTTCCAAGATTTTTTGCAATTGGTCCAGCTCCACCTTCGTCTCCATCCCGCCAGAATATATAGCCGAGACCTGGCTGGCCTTCGCCTTTGGCCCACTCATTCATGCGATCGCAGAACGCGCGATTTCCTCCGTTTGGAGCAGGGATCGCCCACACTCTGACCAGCGGATCAGCGGCAATTGTCTTAGCAAATAAGCCAAAGTCCGAATTTCGGAATATCTCCGTAACGTCGTGAATGACTAGCGGGTTACGCAGATCGGGCTTGTCCGTCCCAAAAGCACGCCTAGCTGCGGCGAACGATATTTGCGGAAACTTCTGTGTGACCGGTTTACCGTTGCCGAACTCCTCAAATACGCCGCGTATGACCGGCTCAACCGCTGCAAAGACCTCATCCTGGGTGACAAAACTCATTTCGATATCGAGTTGATAGAACTCGCCGGGCGATCGGTCGGCGCGCGCGTCCTCGTCGCGGAAGCAAGGCGCGATCTGGAAATAGCGATCGAAGCCCGACACCATGATCAATTGCTTGAACTGCTGCGGCGCCTGCGGCAGCGCATAAAATTTTCCCGGATGGATGCGCGACGGCACCAGATAATCGCGCGCGCCCTCGGGCGACGACGCCGTCAGGATCGGCGTCTGGAATTCGAAGAAGCCTTGCTCCTTCATGCGGCGGCGGATCGAATCGATGATCGCGCCGCGCTTCATGATGTTGCGGTGCAGATGCTCGCGGCGCAGATCGAGAAAGCGGTATTTGAGCCGGGTTTCCTCGGGATATTCCTGATCGCCGAACACCGGCATCGGCAATTCGCCCGCCGGCCCCAAGACTTCGACTTGGTGGATATAGACTTCGACCGCGCCGGTCGGCAGGTCGGGATTCTCAGTACCGGAAGGCCGCCGGCGCACCTTGCCGGAGACACGCACCACCCATTCCGAACGCAACATTTCGGCGAGCTTGAACGCCTCGCTGTCCGGGTCGGCGACCACCTGCGTCAGCCCATAATGGTCCCGCAAATCGATGAATAGGAGACCGCCGTGGTCGCGAATACGATGGCACCAGCCCGACAGCCAAACCTCTGAATCAATATCGTACTCGCGCAAAGCTCCGCAGTTATGACTTCGGTAGTAGCTTTTTGGAACAGGTTTGTAGAACTGCTCCCAAGTGGGACTCGTATACGTAAATTCGTTCGCTTGGCTGTCAAAGAAACTCTTAAACGCCAC